GGTACGTGGCCATTGGGCCCCCTTACGATGGGTCGGCTATTTCGATGTCGAATGCGGCCGTGGACACGGTGTTGCCGTCTGTGACGGTCTGCGACGGGCACGTGGTGACGTACTTTAGGGTCGTGTTCGCCACGTCCGCGAGAACGATATGGTCGCCGTCGCCGGTTGCGTCAACCTCGAAGTCGGTCTGCGCGCCCACGGTGAGCTTCCGCCCGCTCGTGTCGCCGTTGGCGATGGTGAAGTCCCCGTTTCCGTCGCCCGGTGTGAGCGCCACGTCGGCCAGCGCCACAGCGGCGATGCCGGCGAAGTTCGCGGGCTGGTCGGAGCACACGTAAAGGGTGTCAGACTCCGCGATGTCGTCCAGGATGACGTCGAGCACTGCGTCCGGTGTTGCCTTTGCCATGACCGTTTCCCTTCTTAGGATTCTCGAATGTAATCGGCGTACAGGTATGACGGCTGCGATGCGCCCGCGGCTAGGACGATGTTTCCGGTGCCGGTGCTGCGCTGCAATGTGAGCACGACCGTTTTATCTTCCGTGGCGTCCGCGGTGTATTCGGCTTCGATGTGATAGGACCACGGGCTCGTGGTCGTCGGCGCGCCGATGTTGCGCTGATTCTTTACCGTCCCCGATACGGAGTCCTCGCGGATGGTGCAAAGGTTCCGATCGGTGACCACGGACACGGCAAACCCAATGTCCGCGACAATTCGGTATATGCGGCCTGCCACGGCGGGAAAGACCACTGTTGCGACGACGGTTTCCGTGGTCGTGATGGCGCCCGAACTCGAAGTGACGATGGCGGTCCCGACGCGCTCCCCGGGCTGTTTCCCGGCCTGCACCGTTTCCCCTGCTAGTGGCATGATGCCTACCCTTCTACAGCGCCACCCGGTACGGCGTGAACAGCCGTACCGGGTCTCCGATCGCGTGGCTCTTCACCACGCCGTTTACGGACCTTGTGACCGTGAACGTCTGCGGCGAGCTCGAACCCGATATGTCCGTAACGGTCATCCGCTCCCCGCCGACCATGATGTCGAACGGTGTTTCATCGTCGTCGGTGGTCCACAGCGGCCCTTGCGTGGTGGCGACATCGACGCCCGTTTCCGTGGTGTCTAGGGCCTCGTCCAGCTCCGAGCCTTGCGTGTCGTATTTCGTGGCGTCCCCTGCCGCATCCTCATACTCCGCAACCGTGTACGGGGCGGCCGGTGCTGTGCTCAACTCCACGTCCCGCATGTGCGAGCCCAGGGTCTCTTCGGTGCCCTGCACGAGCACGTCCACGTCATCGGGCGGTAGCCACGCGGGCAGGTTCGTGATCCGCACGAGATCCCCCAGGTCCAGGCCGGCGATGTCGTCCGCGATGGCCGGTACGGCGTTCAGTCGAAACGCCAGCCGCGGGAAGCGGGCCTGGTCGACGGTGCCCAGGTTCAGCAGCCACCCCGCATGATCGGGCAGGAACCCGTCACCGGCCGCGTTCACCGTCACCGACGTGTCGTAGGTGCCCACCCCGTCCGGCGGGTCCGCCGTGGACAGTGCGCCAGCTTCGAGGACCGCGCGGGCCTCCCCCGAGTTGGGCCGCTTGGCGGTGACGTCGTTACGGGTGAACCGGTCGTCGTCCACGGGTTCAGGCAGCCCGTGAAACGCCTTGTCGGAGTAGTCCGCGGTCAGGGCCGGCGTCTGATTTTGCAGGTCGGCTCGGGTTCGGTATTCGAGCCCGAGTTGGACGCGCGATTCATACAGCAGCCCGTGGTCGGCCTGCGCGGCCTCGCGGAGCAGCTCCAGCGGCGGCATGGCGGCCTGCGGGCCCATCGGGGCGGTGTCGTCCAGGTCGCCAACGTCAACAAACGGGATGCCCCGCTCGGAGCAGATTCGCTCGATCCGCCGGCCTGCGGCCTCCCCGGGGTGGCCGAACGCGGCGGCCACAGCGTCGGCCAATGTCGGAGGGTCGGCGTATACGGCCCAATGCCCCGTTGCCAGCGCCTTTTCTGTGGTGATACTGATGGCCGCTTGCACCGATCGCGCCCGCTCCAGGGTTTCGCTGGTGTCCGTGACTGTGAGCACGGACACCCCGTCGATGAATACCTCATAGTCGATGTCGGCGCCGTCCTGTGTGGCGGTAAGCCTGACGTGGTGCGGGTTGTCATCCCACAGGGACGGATCGACGGCCTCCGTGGCTATGGTGGAGAAACCGACTGTCAAGTCGATTTCGGCGTTCAGCGCGTCGAACGTGATGCCGGTGGATTCCAGGTCCACCCCGTCGCCCCAACGCACGCCGAACACCGTATTACCTGCCGTCGCGGAGTACCCTCCCGAGCGCATGAAATCAAACGTCCACGTGTCGACGAAATCGGGTTGCTCCACGGCGGCCTGGAGCGTCGAGCCGGCGTCCTTCGGTTCGATCCTCGCCACTGCGGGGAGCCACGACGCCAGCGCACCCTGTCCCCACACGGACGGCGCCGGCCTGCCCACCAGTTGCACCGGGCCGCTCCCGGCGCCGGCCGCCGCGCCAGCTTGCACGGTCTGCGGCCCGTCCTCCAGGGGCCAGTACGCGGTCGGGTCTGCGGCCAGTGCGAACGTCCGCGGCGCCGATGGTGCCGGCGCGTTTCCCTGCCCGAGCCGTCGCATGATGCCCGCGGCCTCAAGCGTCAGGTATACGTCCTTCCCGGGCGCGTCCCACTTCGTCGGCCATGCCGCAACCTCGCCCAAGAAACGCACGGACGCGCCGACGCGCACCCGGATAGGCGTGTTCCGGCCGATCTTCCCGTAGTGCGTGGACGACGGGTTGCGTGGCGTGTAAGTGCCGTCGCGGTTGTTCACCGTCAGCGCGCATGTGGACGGCTCCACTTGCCCGCCTTCCGCGGTGCGCCCACGGGTGACGGTGATGGGCGCCCGCGTGTAGACGTCGGTGGTGATGTCTTCCCACGCGGCATCAATCCACAGCTCCACGTGGACGTCTAGGGCCGCCATTAGGCGTCCCCGAGCACGAACTGGACGTCCCCGCCCTTGCCGCGAATGCTCTTCCGCAGGATCTCCACCAGGAGCCGCGCCAGGTCGTCCTGGCCGCGCAGCTCGATCACGGTGCGGGCGCCGCCGGCACTGCTGGCCGGGGTGACGCGCTCCCCGGCCTGCAGGATGGCCAGGGACTCCTGCCCGGGTGCCCCGCCGACGATGCCTCCGGTGTGCATCCGCGGGATGCGGAAGGTCTTTCCGCCGATCACCGGTATCCAGTCGGGCACGGTGAATCCCTTGCCGCCTACGGTGCTATTCCATACCGTTTTCACGGCGCCGAACGCGCGGCGCCACACGCCGGAGATGAAATCGCCCACGCCCCGGACGACGGCCTTTACTCCGTTCACGGCCCCGGTGACGATCTTGCGGAAAGTCTCGCTCTTGTTGTATGCGGCCACGAACGCGGCGCCGATGGCGAACAGTGCCGTGATGACCAGGCCGATCGGGTTGGCCCGCATGGCCAGGTTCAGGCCGCGCTGCGCCACGGTGAGGACCCCGGTGGCTACTGCGGACGCCTTCGTTGCGACGCCGTGCGCGACGGTGGACGCGGTGGCCCGAGCTGTGCCCACAGCCGATTGGATCATGCCGGCGCCCAGGGCTTTTATCGACGGGACGACGAAGTTGTAAAGGCCGGAGCCCAGGTCCCCGAGGCCCATGCCCAACATTAGGGCGCCGTCGAACAGGTCCCCTTTCATCATCATCGACACGCCGCGGCCGGTGTCCTCTACACCGGTGAGGGTGTCGCGGAAGCCCATAGCGCGGGTGTCCGCCGTGTCGGAGGCCTCCCCAAAGGCGTCCAGGCTGCCGGCGCCGTCGCGCATGTCTTTCGACGCCCGCCCGACGTCGGCGCCCATTTCCTTAGCGGACGCGCCCACCTTGTCGAACGACTTCGTTAGCTGGTCGTGGTCCCCAGCAAAGGTGAGCGTTACTTCGGGTTTGCGGCTCATCGGGTTACCTCCAGCCCGGCCTGGCGGGCCACGTCCACGAGCGCGTCCTCCAGGAGTTGTGGGATTCGCTCACGGGTGTCGTAATAGGCCGGGTACAGGTAGCGGCCTTCCTTCTTGAACGGCCGCACCTGCGAACGGCCGCGGCCGACCTTGCCGCCGTAGTCCAGCCACCCGTAATAGGGGACCCGCTTGCCGCCGCCCGCGACACGGACAGCGTTGCGGGTGCTCTTCGCCCTCACGGACCCGCGGGCCCTGCCCGAGCGGGACGCCACCCGCGGGCGGGCCACGCCGACCACGACGTCGGCCACACTGTTGAGCCCGAGCCGTAGGACCTTCGGCATGTCGTCGTCGAGCCGCTTGAGCCCTTGCGAGAACTCGCGAAGCCCTTCGACGTGGATCGGGTCCTCAAGCATCGCGGGCCGGCCTTTCCACGACCACCACGGGCGCCACGGCGGCCCCGCCGTGGCCTGTGTGTAGGTGGTCCTCGAAGCGGCGGCCCAGGATCTCCACGGCCCGCTCCGTGCGGCTCACGGCGTCGTTCATCGACGCGCCGCCGTTGGGTGTCACTTCCGATTCCACCCGCCCCAGCGGCTCGGACACCTGCTGGCGTAGCCACTTCTTGAACCACAGGAGCGCGCCGCCCAGCGCAGCCGCAATGACAGTGAGCTGCGCGGCGATGGCGACCACCTGCTGAATCTGCGTCATTGCCCGCGCTCACCCTTTCTGTTGCAGCCGTGCCAGCTCGTCCCGTTGCGCCTTCCGCGCGAAGTACACGCCCCAGCGCCCGTACTCCTCAGACGGCATCTCCCGGCGCATCCGGCCCACCGTCATCCCCAGCGTTGCCGCCAGGTACATCTCGAACTCCAGGCCCGGGTCCGCTTCCATCGCTTCGTACGTCGCTTTTGTCGGCCCCCTCGGACAGCCCAGACAGCTCGCGGATCTTGTCGACCACGGGCTCAATCTCCCCAGCCGGTGACACCTTCTGCCACAGCGCGGCCTGGCCCTCGGTCATCGCCGGGTCGACCATGCCAATGCGCAGGATCTTCCGCTCGTGCGTTTCCTTGGCCTTCTGCGTCTCGAATACCTCTTCGCGGGACAGGCCGCGGACGCGGACGGTGCCCATGCTGGGCACTTCGACGTCATCCTCCGGCAGTCCGGTCGCAGTGTCCGCGCGCGGCGCCAGGAGCTTCTCTAAGTCGATGCTCATGCCGACTGCGCCGTCGAGTCGACGTCGCCGCTCATGGTCAGTTCCACCGACCACATCACATAGTCCGCGACGGGGTGGGTTTGAACGTAGCTCTTCACGAGCACGTCCACGGTGTCCTGCGGCAGTGACGCCCCGGTGCCTTCGGGCCGGTGGATCAGCTCGACGACGGCGCCGCGGTTCGGCAGGATAGAGGCTCGCGGGCCGGTGCTGGCCGTGGAGTCGTACTTGCCGGAGATGGTGACGGTGCCGGACGTGAGCCCGCCCAGGAACACATGCCCATCGTTTCCGTACGTGGTCACGTCGTGTTC